GATGCTGCTAACTTAGAACTGCAAAAGGTTTTGAATAGCCATTTAGAAGTAATGGAACAAGAGGTTACAAAGCAATTAGAAGTTTACCAAAAAGAAATGGATTCTGCAAGAAATCGTGAAATTCAAATAGCGAATGCGGACAAAGCACCATTATTAAATAAGATAGTTACACCTGTTTTGGCTTTAATAGTTGTTCTATTGACATTTATATTGTTTTATGTATTAATGTTTAAGCAAGTAGGTAATGAGAAAGATATCATTATCTATGTGTTAGGCGTATTATCAGCAGTTTGCACACAAATTGTAAGTTATTATTTCGGTAGTTCTCAAGGTTCAGCCCAAAAACAAACACAAATAGACAAGTTGATTAAGTAAAATATTACTATTGATTTTCAAGTAGTTAGCAATTATTATTAAAAATAGTTGCTTTTTTTTGTTGTTTGTATTTAAAAATGCTTTATATTTGCTTTATAATTAAAAACAAAGAATATGAAAGCGCACGAAATAATAGAAAAAATTAACCCTTCAAATTTAGTTTACAAAGCATCTTATTATTATAAAATAGATGATATAACAGTAAGAGTAAGTAATCATTTACCAAAGGCTTACAACTGGGATGAAAACAATAATGGAGATAAGGCATTATTTATTTTTACAGATGAAATAGGAATGACAGAAATGCAAATAGAAAAATATTTAGAAAATGAATTTTCTGATATTTCCTTTCAATATGCTATTATTGATGATTTAGAAAACATTGGAGTAATTAATTATTTATCAAATCAACTATAAAAATAACAACTAAAAATCAAAGAACATGAAAGTAACAATTGAACGCAAAGAAAAAGTAGAGGTTGAAGTAAACTTACCTTTATTTACAAAAGACAAACATCACTACTACATGCTGAATGAAAACAAATCTATTGTTTTATTTGTAGGCGAAGATGACTACTCTATTTCAGTAAACAATTACTTAATGCAATACCCGTTAAGTTATGACCAAATTACTGAACAGGAATTTAACCATACTTACATATTATTAATGTCAAAACTGAACAGCCATGTTAAATGATGAACTAAACTACTGGGAAAATTACATCTATGATAAATTAGATGAATACAACAAAGCTAACAACACAAATGCCGATTTAGGATTGTGGTACTTAGAAATGTTTATCAATGAAGAATATACAACCTTTGCTTTAAACTTCTTAAATGATAAATGCGATAGAATAGGCAGCCACATAATAAAGCAATCAATGAATCAGTATGAAATGGAATTTATTGAAAGCTTCGATAAAGAGTTAAACAAATTATACAAAACAATATGAAAATACCAAAACACATCCAAGAAACAATGAACGAGTATTACTCATTCGGAGACCAAACTAAATTAAAAAGGTTTGCCGATAAAAAAGGAAAGAAGTTTAGCCTTGTAACTATCCACAAGGCATTTAAGTCAGGCGAATGTAGCGATGACTTACTTGACTTAATCAACGAATTTTATAAACAAAAAACTGCAAAATATGGAAACTAAAATGTACATGGATAATTTAACAAGAGTTGAAACCAACTTGTTAATTAGAATCAATCAAACAGAAAAAGAATTGATTGAAGTTTGTGAGAAACTGGCAGATGCTGAAGAAGACATCAACTTTGAACTAACTGAAAAATATTTATGGTTAAAAAAACAGTTGGAAACTTTAACTCACAATTATTTAAATTATAATTTGATTTAAAATTAATTTATTTTATATTTGTAAAAACTTAATAACTATGAAAAAAACACAAAAACAAGCAGTATTGGATGCCTTACTAAGTGGCATTGCAGTAAATGGTTCAAATGCGTACGCCATTACTAAAAAAGAATGCAATCAAGGAACTCTTAACCTTCACAAGCTAATTGCAATGATACGCAAGTTAGGATATACAGTTAATGAGCAGTGGTTAAGAAACGAAAAAACAAAAAGCAACTACAAACAATTTACAATAACTAATAAAAAACAGAAACATGGAAACTAAATTAAACAGCGGAGCAATCTTTAAGAATGCTAAAAAGACAAACGAGAAACAGCCTGACTACCAAGGAACAGTAAATGTAAATGGTAAAGAAATGCAAATCAGTCTTTGGGTTAAGACTTCACAAAAAGGAACACAATATTTCAGTGCAGCATTCCAAGAACCATTTAAAAAAGATAATGAGACAAAGACTTATTCAAACGAAACAAAGTACAGTCCTAAAATAGATGAATCAGATTTACCATTTTAGTCTATTCACTACAAAAATGTAAAAATAAAAAGAATTAAATCAATCTATTATGAAAACGAACGAAACAAAAAAAGAACAACAAAGTTTATTTAAAAGCTTAGCAGCATTTCAACAAGAAGTGCCAGTTATCCACAAAGAGACAAAAGGTTATGGTTATTCTTACGCAGACCTACCGACTATCTTTGACAAAATCAATCCTTTATTAGCAAAACACAATTTAGGATTTACTCAACCAATAATGGGTAATTGTGTAAAGACAATTGTATTTCATACAGAAACAGGAGAAACAATTGAATCTGTTATTGAAATACCTCAAGGTGTAATGCTTAAAGGTATGAATGAATTTCAAGTAATGGGTTCTGCTATAAGTTATTTAAGAAGGTACTGTTTGAGCAGTGTTTTAGGTATTGTTACCGACAAAGATACTGACGCAGCAGGAGAGCAAACAAAGCCAACTAAACCTATTTTAAAAGCCGATACAGAACACTTTGGAAAGGCAGTTGAGTATTTAATGAAAGGTGGTTCAATAGATGCTATAAAGGCAAAATATGAGGTAAGTAATGAAGTAGAAACCAAACTAATAAAATCAATATAATGGAATCAACTATTGAAATATACAGCCCTGAATGGTTTATAAACCGACAAGGTAATTTTACTGGGAGTGAGATTTGGAAACTAATGTCAGAACCTCGCAGCAAAAAAGATAGCCTATCAAAAACAGCAGAAACTTACATATTAGAAAAAGTATGGGAGAAATTAAGCAATGAAGTAAAGCAAGGTATAAATAATTTTGCAACTGAATGGGGAAATGAACACGAACCAACTGCAAAGAAATTTTATACATCTGTAACTGGTAATGAGGTTAAAGATAGTTTAATGCTTTACTCAAACGAAATAGAAGGCTTAACAGGTAGTCCTGATGGCTTAGTAGGTGAAGATGGCATGATAGAAGTAAAATGCCCTTACAATGGCGCAAATCACTTAAAACATTGCTTTATAACAAATGATGAAACTTTCTTAAGTGAACAGCCTGAATACTATTATCAAATGCAATGCTATATGTTATTATCAGGCAGAAAGTGGTGTGACTTCGTTTCCTTCGACCCTCGCATTATTTCTGACTTAGGATTGTTTATTTATCGAGTAAATGCCAATGAAGAGGTAATCGAAAAAATGACTGAAAAGGTTAAGTTAGCAAGGGAACTATTTAATCAATATTTTGAATCATTTAACGGAAAAAAGTAAAAACAATTAAAAATCAAACAACATGATAAATTTTAAAAAAGAGTTAATAACTCCAACATTAGCAAAACAATTATTAGAAGCTAACATTAATAATAGACCTTTAAAAGGTTATTTAGTATCGCAATATGCAAATGATATTATTAATAAACGATGGAAAGATAATACAGCAGAAATGATTAAAATTTCTAAAACAAATATTATATTAGATGGTCAACATAGACTACACGCTGTAATTAAAGCAAATATTCCTGTTTATTTTCATTTAGCAACTAATTTAGAAGATGAAGTATTTGATGTATTAGATACAGGTTCAACTAGAAATGCTTGTGATGTATTTAAGATAAATGGAATAACTAGATATAATGCTATCCCATCAATAATATCATTTTACAATACATTAAAAGAAAATAATAAATTAGGCACTAGAAAAAAGGTAAGAGGAACAAACGCTGTGTTATTAAATCAATATATTCAACAAGATAAATATTGGGATAATGTTGCGAGACTATCTCACAATTGGTATTTATCATTTGCAAAAATATTACCAGGTTCGCAAATTGGAGGATATTATGCATACCTTGAACAACTAAATAGTAAAAAGGCATTTGATTTTATTGATAAGCTATGTACAGGAATGAACATAGATAATGATGTAATTTCTTTATTAAGAAACAAATTACTATCAGATAAAATGTCTTTAAAGAAAATTCCTCCAACATTAAAAATGGCATTTATAATAAAGTCATGGAATGCATATGTAAAAGGAACTAATTTAAAGATTTTAAAGTATGACGCAGCAACTGAAGAATTCCCAACAGCAGTAGGTAATTTATTTTAATGAAAAAAATTAAAGATAAAAAATGCAAGGAGTGTGGAGCAATCTACACTCCATTTAATTCACTTCAACAAGTTTGCAGTCCTAAATGCGCATCTATTTTAGCAGAGAAAAAAGTTTGGAAAAAGAAAAAAGCTGAATTAATTGATAAAACAAAAACACGAACAGAATGGCTTAATATACTTCAAAAAGTATTTAACCAATATATTAGACTAAGGGATGAAAAAAAAGGCTGTATAACCTGTTTAAAGCCTTTTAAAGATAAATTTGATGCTGGACAT